CGCGTGTTTTTTTTGTTTTTTTTTTTAAACCAGCGAGTGGTGGGCGCCAGCATCTCCCACGCCGGGTCCGTTAAGTGGGACCATACTATACCGGGAACAATAATCCAGATTGCTATAACCAAGAGTTAAGCGACCTCATGTTCGAACTGATAATAACGTTCATCGCTGAACACCTCGGTGCTGGTGCTCAGTATCAGCCGGTCACGAAGTTCATCCATGTCGTAGAGACCAATGTCATACTTTGCCATGATCACTTCCAAAAATTGATCGTCAGACAACACGATAGGCTCCTCGATGATGCTCTTTACAACGTCCTCAACACCCGTAACGCCCTGGCGTGCAAACCAGGTTAAGTCATGGAGCTTAACGTCATCGAAGGAGATTCCAGTGTTGCGTGCGCGCTGGAGGAAAGCGTCACGCATATATTCAACATGGCGGAATTCGTAAGCATACGAAAGGGCCTTCCCGCACATGTATTCCTCATCACTAACCTCGGAGTTGCGATTTGCCCTCGCATTAAACCGGAATAGCGCTTTGCCAATGAGAGGAACCATGCAACTCTCAAGCCCTGCAGGCACAAAGAACCTAGACAGAAAAGTTAAATCACAATAAAACCGACGCTTGTGCGCCTTAAGTTTCATTCCTGCGGAAGCGCAGTGTGCTGTCCAGGCAACTAGGTCAAACCCTGTACCTACTCCCCCTGCTAAATCGTCACCAAGTATGGCGGCTCGTGTGTTCTTATAACGCATTTTCCGCACGAAACTCCACCACTGAGAGAAGTTCCACACGCTATTGCGACCCGTGGTGTCAGTGCCGCCGGTGGCAAGCTGCCACCAGATCTCTGCGCTGATACCGTAATCGTGTGAAACCACTCTAAACGAGCGGGAGTTATGGACGTAGAACCTCACGAACCACTTTGGTGCTCCACTACACTTCAACCACTGTGCAAAAATCTCATGTACATCCGAGAGCTGGCTCTTGTCATTTGCGGAAAAATCGCCTTCTACGTACTCATCACAACCCGAAAGAAGGTCGGCAATAACCGTATCTTTCTTGGTGTAGGCGAAAATGACTTTCTCAACGCTCTCGTCTGAGAACTCGTCTAGCGCGATGCAAAGCCTCTTATTAAACTCACCCATAAGAGGACCAGTCAGGACGTTGTACTCGTCCGAACCGACATATATAACTCGCGGAGCCCATGATGGATCATTTCTTTTTAAGAGCACTTCTCCCTTAACCATAAGTGACTTGGTATTGAGGGAGCGAAGATCAACATCGTGCAAGTTGCGTAAGGCGGCTGCCATTCGTTGTTGTTTGTCGCTACTGAACTTGGATATCCAACGATCATAGATATCCTGGGTCCAGTCGAACGGCTCAACTTGCGGGAAGACGAGGGACGCCAGTCGATTGGCGTCCTTCACAATAGTGGGGCAAACTCTTTCGTCACTGTGAAAATTGCAACGCTTGTTAAAAGCGGTGAGCATCGATTCGAAATCGTTGCCGGTGACGACCGGTACTTGTTGAGAGATAACCGGGC